AGACAGACAGACAATCGAGCTGTCTGTTGAGCCGAAGGTCATCGGAAGAGCGAACAGCATCATGGCAAGAGAGGACCGAGGAATCTCGAGCATCGCAAGACAGGGTAACGGAGTCATCGAGATCAAGGGTGTTGGTTGACATCTCGATGGCAGGACTTGAGGGCGGCATGCCCAGGGTGTACGAGAACATAGTTCCGACACTCGGCGCGAGAGATTACAAGGAGCCGAGGATGGTGGCGGAGTGGATAAGATCAGAGAGGACAGATATCTAGGCAATTATTACGGATACCATGACGGATATGACGGATCGGTGTTCGGAACGGACGGAGTAGCAAAGACGATTGTAGCCAGAACAGGGGGGGTGGCGTGCATTTTGGACATCAAATATCTCGGCAATCTCATATATGAGTCGGCCCAGGCAGGAAAGGTATATGACGATGACGGCCTCTGTCCTGCGCTCGGGACGATGCAGGGCGGCATGAGGCAGCCGATGACAGTGAATGTCCGGCAGGCCACAAAAGAGGGCAGCATCCCATGCCAAGTGGGGGGGGGTAGCAGATCTGAATTATCCCGATTCCAAAACAAGAAGAGGCAGAGTACAGGGAGAAGGACAGATATGCCCGACACTGACAACGGAGAATATCCCTAGCGTTCTGGAAGGGTGGACGTGGGAGATAGACGGAGAGGTATATCTGATAAGGATCCGCAAGCTGACTCCTCGGGAGTGCTGGAGACTGATGGGATTCACAGATGAGGACTTCGACAAGGCCCAGGAAGTGAACAGCAACACACAGCTATATAAACAGGCAGGCAATTCCATAGTGGTCCCTGTACTGGAAGCAATATTCAGAGAGCTTTTATGAAAGGAGAGAACATGTCATTCATAGGAACATTAACGCCGAAGTGCGCGAGATGCAAGAAGAGGTATCCGATCATGATGGGAGAGGAGCTTCCGTCAATGATGGGATTCCGGCAGAAGAACGGCAAGACGATCAATCTATGCCGCAAGTGCATCCTGGATCTCGGGAGCATGGAGACAGAAGAGGAGCGGAACAGGTTTTTTGAAGAGATAGGAGTGGAGAGAACATGAGCAGATGGTCAAGAGAGTTCTGGCGGAAGCATGAGAAGGACTGTCCGTTCGCGGAAGGCAACAGATGCTTCATACAGCCGGAGCCGAACGAAGAGAATTGCAAGGGATGCATAGAGTTTGAGTGGTACCAGAAGGAGAAGAGGAAGAATGACGAGAATAGAGATCGAGAAGATACTGAAGCAGTTCAAGATTGAGCCGGATGACGGACTCGTGGATGAGCTCGTGTACTATGTCGAGTGCGCGAGGAGAGACGCGAGGCACGATGCGATGATGGAGACTATGGACAAAGTGCGAAAGGCGCTGACAGGAAGGAGAGACGTATGAACAAAGCGATAGTGATGGGCAATCTCACGGATGATCCGAAGATAAGGGAGACATCCAACGGCAAGAAGGTGGCATCTTTCACGCTCGCGGTCAACAGGGTGGGCGAAGGAACAGATTACCTGGATTTCACGGCCTGGGAGCAGAAGGCGGAGTTCGTTGAGAGATACTGTTACAAGGGCATGAAGCTCCTGGCAGAGGGCCGGATACAGACAGGGACGTACGAGAAGGACGGCACCAAGATCAAGAGATATGACATCGTTGCCGAGAGGCTCGAGTTCTGCGAGAAGAAAAAAGATCAGCAGCCGAGAACGAACGATCCCGATGGATTCATGCAGATACCAGAGGGGATGACGGAAGAGATGCCGTTCACATGACAGAAGGAGAAGGGGGAGTATGCCGAACGTAAATACCTACGAAAGAGACGAGCATGTTCCGTGCAGATACTACAGGAAGGAGTCGAGCATAGCGATCAAGTGCCAGGGCATCTGCGGCACGCATACGGCTCACTTCTTCAAGAACAAGGCGGACAAGACAGAGTGGAAGTCTGATTTCTGCAAGGGCCTGTACTGGAATTGTCCATGCTACATAGCGCTGGACATCGACAATGGGGAGATCGAATGAGGTCTCCCTTTTAGGGGTGTTCTATCCATGCAGGCGTGCACATCTTATGATATTGAAAGGGCATATTAAGGGAGAATGCTTACAGCAAAGCAGGAAAAATTTGTCAGAGAATTACTGAAGGGCAAGAGCCAGAGAGCCGCGTACAGATCGGCGTATCCTTCGAGCCGGAAGTGGAAAGAGACTGCGATAGACTCGCAGGCATCCAGACTTTTCAAGAATAGTGAGGTAAACGCAAGGTACGAGGAGCTCAAGAAGAAAGCCGAGGACAGGGTGACGTATGACGTAGCGGCCATACGCAAGCTGATCATAGACACAGAGCTCGCGATACTCCAGGCGGATGTCCTGGATGATGAGGTTGACGGCAAGGCGGTCAAGAACAAGCGGTGGGACTCAAGGGGCCGTGTTGTATGCGAGCACTATGACAAGCAGGAAGCGGTCAAGGTCCTTCGGGAGATGCTCGGCATAGACAGTAACGGAGAGGAGAACGGCATCCATATACATCTGCACGGAGCAGAGGAGTATGACGGATGACGGATCTTTATCTCGGAGAGCCGAACGAGAAGCAGAAGCTCTTCCTCAAGGACCGGCACAGGCATGTCGGGTACGGCGGAGCCAGAGGCGGCGGAAAGTCATGGGCCATAAGGACAAAGGCGATACTTCTGGCATCGAAGTTCAAGGGCATCAAGATCCTCATAGTGAGGCGGACTTATCCAGAGCTCGAGGGCAACCATATACAGCCTCTCCGCACGATGCTCCTGGGCATAGCGAAGTACAACCAGCAGCACAAGCTGATGACGTTCGCGAACGGAAGCACGATCAAGTTCCAGTATTGCAGGAACGATGCCGATCTCGATCTGTTCCAGGGCCAGGAGTATGACATCATCTTCATAGACGAGGCCACGCAGTTCTCGGAATACCAGCTCAAAGCGATCTCGGCATGTAACCGAGGCGTGAACAGCTTTCCCAAGCGGATATATTACACTTGCAATCCTGGCGGACAGGGCCACGGATACATAAAGCGCATATTCATAAACAGGAATTTTGAAGAGGGCGAAGATCCCGATGACTATTCCTTCACGCAGGCGCTCGTGCAGGACAACAGGGCGCTGATGGAGAGCGATCCAGAGTACATCAAGAACCTTGAGGCGCTTCCGCCGAAGCTCCGAGAGGCATGGCTGAACGGCTCCTGGGATGTATTCGAGGGACAGTTCTTCGAGGAGTTCAAGGATGATCCGAGCCACTATGATGACAGGCTCTGGACACACGTTATCGAGCCGTTCGACATACCGGCAGGATGGAAGGTCTACAGATCGTACGATTTCGGATACGCGAAGCCTTTCTCCTGCGGATGGTGGGCAGTAGATTATGACGGAAGGATGTACAGAATACTCGAGCTGTACGGATGGAGCGGCATCCCGAACGAGGGAGTCAAGTGGTCTCCAGACAAGCAGTTCGAGGAGATCGCGAAGGTAGAGGCCCAGCATCCTTATCTCAAGGGCCGGCAGATCATGGGAGTGGCCGATCCTGCGATATGGAACGCGGACAGCGGAGAGAGCGTGTACGAGGCGGCACTCCGCCACAGGATATTCTTCGACAAAGGAGACAACCAGAGGATCGCCGGATGGATGCAGATGCATTACAGGCTCACGTTCGATGAGACAGGCGTTCCGATGATGTACATATTCAGAAACTGCAAGAATTTCATACGGACGATCCCTCTGATGATGTATGACGAGACGCATGTAGAGGACATAGACACGGATCTCGAGGACCATATAGCGGACGAGTCGAGGTACATGTGCATGTCAAGGCCTATAGCGCCTGTCATCGCGAAGAAGGAGATCGCACGAGGAGAGGATCCTCTGAATCAGAGGCTCCCGAAGAAGAAGAGCATATATGTTGAGAGGAGCAGAATATGAAAAACGATGAGGCTTTCAGAAAAGGCTATACGGCAGGAGATGACAAGATGGACGCTCCTTTTCCGCATCAGCCTTCACCGATGGGAGCGGCACAGTTCGTTGAGAGCAGCAGACAGCAGGGATCCCCTTATCCCGAGTCTGATGTCATACCTACCCCACAAGAGGGCGGTTCCCCCGTAGGCCGCCCTCAACTCTCTGTCATAACAGAGGACATGCTGCGCAAGGGTGACGAGATCCTTCGCAAGTACAAGCAGGGCAAGCACAATCTCGAGGAGAAGATCGTGCGGAACGAGAAGTGGTGGAAGATGAAGCACTGGGATCTGATCGCCCTGGAAGCAAACAAGGATGATCCGAAGCCGGCGAGCGGATGGCTCTTCAACACGATCATCTCGAAGCACGCCGATTACATGGATGCCTTCCCGACATGCGATATCCTTCCGAGGGAAAAGGACGATCTCGAGGAGAGCAAGAGGCTTTCGAGCATCATCCCTGTAGTCATGGCACAGAACGGATACAAGAAGGTCTACTCCGAGGAGATATGGTACAAGCTCAAGCACGGCACCGGCGTGTACGGCATCTTCTGGGACAAGTCGAAGCTGAACGGCCTCGGAGACATACTGATCAAGTCGATGGACGTTCTGTCCATCTTCTGGGAGCCAGGAGTGACTGACATCCAGGAATCGAAGAACCTTTTCACAGTAGAGCTCATGGACAACGATGTCATCGAGAGCACTTATCCGCAGATCCAGGGCAAGCTGTCCGCCACGAGCGACACGATACTCAAGAAATACTGGCATGATGACTCCATAGATACAACCAACAAGAGCGCGGTCATAGACTGGTACTACCACAAGACGATAAACGGAAAGAAAACGCTCCAGTACATCAAGTATGTCGGAGACAACGTGCTCTATGCCACAGAGAACGATCCAGAATATGCCGAGAGGGGCCTTTATGATCATGCGAAGTATCCTTTCGTGTTCGATGTGCTCTTCCCCGACACTGACATGCCCTGCGGTTTCGGCTTCATAGACATCTGCAAGAATCCGCAGACATCCATAGACATCTACAACAACGCGATCGAGAAGAACGTGCAGTTCGTATGCTCCCCGAGATACATCTGCAGGAATGACGGCGGCATCAACGAGGAAGAGTTCTGCAATCCTTCCGCGATGCTCGTGCACACTGACGGCAATCTCGGTGAGGACTCGCTCCGGCCTATAGATGTGCCGGCGTTCGTGAACGGCAATTATATCGAGATCGTCAACCAGAAGATAAACGAGATGAAGGAAACGGCCGGCAACAGGGATGCATCCACAGGCGGAACACAGGCAGGAGTCACTGCGGCATCCGCGATCGCGGCCATGCAGGAGAGCGCAGGCAAGACATCGAGAGATCAGATATCGACAACGTACGAAGCGCACAAGGAAGTAGTGGAGTTCGTGATCGAGCTCGTACGGCAGTTCTATACGATGCCCAGGCAGTTCAGAATCATAGGCGAGGAAGGCCAGAGCGAGTTCGTTCAGTACACAAACGCAGGACTTCAGCCGCAGTACCAGGGCGAGGACTTCGGCGTTGACATGGGATATCGGATGCCTGTCTTTGACGTAGAGGTCAAGACGGAGAAGGAGAATGCATATTCGCAGGTATCGCAGAATGAATTGGCGCTCCAGTTCTACAATCTCGGCTTCTTCGGTCCGCAGAACGCAGACCAGGCCCTGGCATGCATCGAGATGATGGAGTTCAAGGGCAAGAGCATCGTCACTGACAGGATCAAGCAGAACGGCGGCATGTGGCAGCAGCTCGTTGCGGTCCAGCAGCAGCTTCTCCAGGTATCCGAGATGGTAGATCAGCTCTCCGGCGGACAGACGAACATGGCAGACATGGCGGCCCAGGCCATAAACGGAAGCATGGCAGAGGGACCGGCAGGCGGATCATCCGAGATATACACAGGCGGCGGAGAGGCGAGCATAGTGAGCAAGGCAAGGGAGAGAGCGCAGAGCGCCACGCAGCCGAGATGACGAAGGTGAGGTTCTCCGAAGCGAAGGACGAGATCAGCATAGACATCCGAGGGCATGCATCGTACGCGCCGAAGGGCGAGGACATCGTGTGCGCGGCGATATCCATGCTCGGACAGACGCTTCTGGCATACCTTGAGACCGATCACGAGGACTTCAGATACATCATCCAGGACGGAAGGATATGGGCCTGGGCGAAGGGCCCTAACGTGCAGACGGCTCTCAAGATCATCATGACAGGCTTCTGGCTTTTAGAGCAGAATTATCCCGATCATATTGAGATCGAGAGGGGGTGTTCTATACAGAAGGACGCTTCCCTTGATATAAAGTAAAGCATAAAGGTCGCGACTTACCGCAGATAATGAAAGGAGCAGATATGCCCGAAACTTTTTTACGCCTTCAGCTTTTCGGAGAGGAAGGCATGGCAGACACAGGGGATCTCGCCAGTCCCGAAGCAGCAGAGAATCCTGCAGGAGAGGCAGAAGCCGTCACTGAAGGAGAGCCGGCCGCACCGGCAGCGGATGAGTGGGACACGCTCATCAAAGGAAAGTACAAGGAACAGTTCGGAAAGGCCGTCAGCGATGCGGTCAACAAGCGCTTCAAGAACCAGAAGGATCTCCAGGGGCAGATAGATGCCATAGATCCTCTGATAAGGGCGATGGCACAGAGGTATGACGTGCAGGCGGATGCCGATGGACGCATACCGATCGAGGCCCTGTCCGACAAAGTGCTCAATGACAACGCGATCTACGAGAAGGAAGCGTTCGAGAGAGGCATGTCGGTAGAGGATCTCAAGCAGATCAAGAGCCTCGAGAGAGAGAACGCCCAGCTCAAGCGCGCAACGCAGATGACGGCGGAGCAGAAGGAATGGGAAGAGCTCGTCTCCCAGGGCAACGCGCTCAAGGAGATGTATCCCTCGTTCGACATGGACACGGAGATGCTCGATCCTAACTTCGGAAGGCTCCTGGCCACGTTCAAGAGGAGCGGATTCAATGATCCTGTCAAGCTCGCGTACGAGACAGTGCACCGAGATGAGATCATGAGCGGAGCGATGCAGTACGCGGTCAAGCAGACAGAGCAGAAGATATCCAACAGCATCCAGAGCGGCATGTCAAGGCCGCAGGAGAACGGAACGGCGAAGGTGGCGGCAGGAGCGCCTACGGCACTTGATCCTTCAAAACTTTCCAGATCGCAGATCGAGGACATCAAACGAAGAGCGGCCAGAGGGGAGCGCATCACGTTCCTGTAGGCCGAGAAGAGGAGAGTATTGAAATGGAAAGAAAATTATTCCTGCAGCTTTTTGCAGATCCTAACACAAACGTAACCACAGACAATTCAACAGGGAACGATCTGTCCCCTACCATGAAAACATTCTACAAGACATCGCTTCTTGAGAATGCAAGGAATGAGCATTACTTCGCACAGTTCGGACAGAAGCAGCCTCTTCCGAAGAACGGCGGAAACAAGGTAGAGTGGCGTAAATTCGATACGTTCGAGAAAGCGCTCACTCCTTTAACAGAAGGCGTTACGCCGGACGGACGCAACATCAACATGAGCAGGATCGAGGCTCCCATCGCACAGTACGGCGATTATACCACTGTATCAGACAGACTCGAGCTCGAAGCAGTTGATCCGATCATCACGGCAGTAACAGAAGAGCACGGAGCACAGGCAGGCGATACGGCCGACACGCTCATCAGAAACGAAGTCATGAGCGGAACGAACGTAATATACGCCGGCTCCAACATCACATCGAGGAAGGCACTCCAGAAAACGGATATCTTAACGCCTACTCTCGTAGACCAGGCGGCAACATTCCTCAAGAAGATGAAGGCTCCCACGATCAACGGCGATTATGTTGCGATCGTGCATCCTTCAGTAGCATACGATCTTCGCGAGGCATCTTCATGGCTTGACGTTCACAAGTACGCACAGCCGGAAGAGATATACAACGGCGAGATCGGAAAGCTCCACGGAGTACGCTTCATCGAGAACACAGAAGCAAAGATATTCAAGGGAGCTGACTTCACGGCAGAATCCAGGACTCTCTCGGTCAAGACGGCCATCGAGTCATCAACAACCACTGTAGCGGTCAAGGAGAAGATCACTGATGCGGATGCTCTTGCACTCGTAGGCAGAAAGATCATCATCGGGAGCGCAGTCAACGAGATCACGGCAGCTGCGGCAGGAGCAGCAGGAAGCGCAACGATCACTGTCAAGACGGCAGAGACGAGCGTAGCGGCCAACGCAGTGCTCTATCCTGGAGAAGGCGGATACCAGGGCACAGGCGTGTACGGAACGATCTTCCTGGGCAAGGATGCATACGGCATCGTAGAACCCAGCGCAGAATCGCTCGAGGTCATCGTCAAGCAGAGAGGAAGCGCAGGAACGGCCGATCCTCTCGATCAGAGGAGCACGATCGGCTGGAAGATGACAACCGGCCAGAAGATCCTCTACCAGGAGAGAATGGTACGCGTGGAAAGCGGCTCATCTTACGGAGACGTAGACGAAGCAAACTGATAAGGAGAGAACATTATGGCAACAAAGAAAGAAGCGGTAACGGCGGCAGAAGAGGAAGTCAAGACAGCAGTTAAGGCAGTCAAGGAAAAGGATCCCTGGCTCGATAAGGTCATGATACGGCTCCCGAAGCCTCTGCCTGGACAGGAAAACTATATAATAGCTTCCGTCAACGGCAGGGTGTTCAAGATCAAGAAGGGAATCGATGTTTCCGTTCCTGCACCTATCGCAGAAGTTCTTGAGCACAGCCTTGAGGCCGAGGACGCGGCCGCACTCTATATCGAGAAGATACAGGGCTGACAAGTTCAATCAAACTGAAGAGGGGGATGGGCCTTTACCATCTCCCTTTTCTTGAAAGAGGTACAAGATGACGGCAGCAGGCATGATAGAACAATTCAATATCGAGAGGCCCAACAGCATCGAGGACAGGATCAAGATGGAGTGGCTCCGCAAGTGCGAGGCGAACATCATCGATTCGGTCATCCTTCTGCGCAAGATAGGTCCCGAGGACAGAACGGCAGAGGACTGGAAGGAATATCTCGACAACTTCGGTTACGATACGGAGCTGATCCTCAAGGAGCCGTATGACGATCTGTACATCTATTTCCTGGACCAGAGGATGGGACTGAACAACAACGATACGAAGAGATACAATGTCGCATCCAGACTGTTCGACAATGCTTTCCTGGCGTTCCAGCAGAAGTACAACAGGGAGCATCTCCCGATACAGCATGACAAGAAGATCATCAGACACGAGGACATTTAGATGTTTTTGCCGGAGATATACGAGAACGAGAATACGCAGACCATGATATCGCAGTGGCGAGGATACAACCACAACTACTCGATAAACATGGGAGAGTTCTATGACATGGAGAACATGACAGTGGACGGCTTCCCGATCATGATGGCGAGGGATGTGCGGCCCACGCTCCTCAACGCGGTCCATGCGTTCAGAGCGATACTGTACACCGATGCATCCCTGGCATGGCTTGACGGCAACGTGTTCCACTTCAGATCGTGGATGATCGATCTTTCCGATGTCATGGACGGAAGCGCGGCATCCGTATCCTGGGCGGACCAGGACGGAGTGTTCGAGGACGCGCCGGATGACGAGATCATACAGTGGTCCGAGCAGACGATGATCCGCTTCGGAGCCTACATACTCATATTCCCTCTGAACATATGGGTGGATCTGTACAAGAGAGAGGCAGGCTCCATGACGAGCAAGTTCGTCTCCGAGGCAGGCGTAACAGTGACGTACACGATCTCGAAGCAGGACGGAAGCGATTATGACAGCGTGGTAGCACAGGAAACCGCGCCGGAGAATCCGAGCGAGGGCGATTACTGGCTCAACACTACGGAAGGCTCCGAGGGCCTCAACGTGTATGTCCAGAGCTCATGGCAGCCGGTCCCGACATGCTATATCCGCATAGAGATCGAAGGGGCAGGCTTTGACGATTACTTCACAACAGAGGATGTCATCAATCTCAACAGCGCCACTGTCCAGGACATCAACAACGGAAGCCTCATACAGGCGATCTCGGAAGATTACATAGTTGTCATCGGCCTCATGGATGCCGTCACGAAAACGGAGACAACTTCTGCGGCGTACAAGCTCACTATAGAGCGAGTATTGCCGGAGCTCGATTACATCTGCGCTGACAAGAACAGGCTATGGGGATGCCGATACGGATATGACTCCCGAGGCGATCTGATCAACGAGATATATGCATCGAAGCTCGGAGATTTCAGAAACTGGTACTCGTACCAGGGCCTGTCCACTGATTCGTATGCGGCCACGATAGGAATACCCGGCCAGTTCACAGGATGCATCTCGTACGGCGGATATCCCACGTTCTTCAAGGAGAACGCGATCATAAGGGTGTCGGGCAGCTATCCTGCGGAATACAACGTCATGCAGATGGAAGCAAGGGGCGTGCAGGACGGAAGCCACAAGTCTCTCGCCATAGTAGGCGAGGCCCTGTACTACAAGGCCCCAGGCGGAGTGATGGTATATGACGGCTCGCTTCCGCAGATGATCTCGGCGGAGTTCGGAAGGGATGCATATTACTATGACGGCGTTGCCGGCGTGTGCGGTACGAAGTATTATCTCGAAGTCACGAACGCGCAGGGCGGTCACAGGATGTTCGTGTATGACTCGCAGTACGGCTTATGGACAAAAGAGAGCCATCTGTCCGCACTCGCTTTCTCCGGCTCGCTTGACGGAAGGCTGTTCGCGTTCACTTACCAGAGCGTGTTCGGCATGGGCCTTTCAGACAATGAATTGTACACCGACAAGCAGATCGGAGAGGAATATGTCGAGTGGTATCTGGAGACAGGAGACATGGGACTCGAGATCCCAGAGTTCAAGATGGTATCCAAGCTCACATTGAGGGCGTACGTTCCTACACAGAGCGAGATCGAGGTACGGATAAGCTATGATGACAAGCCGTTCGAGCCAGTCGCAACGATAAGGGGCCTCGAGGAGACGATGACGCATACCATGAAGATCGTTCCGTACAGATGCGATCACTTCAAGCTGCATCTGAAGGGACACGGCAAGGTACGTCTCTACTCCCTGGCGATAACTTTCGATACGGAGAGCGATGAGTATGAATATAAGAATTGAGAGGCCCAATCTTAACAGGAAAACACAGGAAGAGAACATGGCGCTCGTTGACCGATGGATCGCGGACACTGCGGACAAGCTCAACGCGTTCATCGCAGAGACGAACAGAACCATAGAGGAATTAAAGGAGAGAGAAGATGCCGGCGGTAATTAGATCCTTACATAACATAAACGGAGTGATAGTATATCCCGAGACGATAGTGTCCGCAGTGCATATGCTTGACGGAAAGCGGACGCTCCAGTCCGAGATAGATCAGCTCCTGGATGAATCAAAGACGATCGTGTTCAACGCTGACGGAACGATCACTACAACGTACACGCTCTCGGGCCTGTACATAGTGACTTCCTTCGAGGAAGGAGCGGTGGTCGAATCGTGCTATTATCCAGATGACACGCTGTATTACACGATAACCACAACCTTCAATCCAGACGGAAGCATCAGTGTTGTAAAAGAATATGCGGATAACTCGGAAGGAGAGGGAACATGAATACCATAGAGGGACTCAACAAGGTCGATTGCTTCCTGGGCAGTTCTCAATCTGCCTATGAAGGATCTACAGTAACGATATCGAACGGCAACAACACCTGGTCAAAGGAGATCGTTGACGGACACGCAGTGTTCATGATCCCCAACATACCGGCGCCTGCAAAACAGAGCTATACAATAACGCTTCCTAACGAGGATCCCGAGGGAGATCCTGTGTACCAGAGAACGATAGAGCTCGGTTTCGGTGATTCAGTGAAGATCGGACTGTATGAAGAGAATGAGCCGGCGGACCAGGGAGACATCGGAGCCGTAGAGGATCTGATAGATGCCCTGGCTTCTGACGTGGGCGATCTGATAACGTACGGCCAGACCGATCTGGTCGCAGGAACGTCAACACTGAAGAGCGGATGCATATACTGTTACTATTAAGGAGAACGGCATGCCGAAGATATACATAGGACGCAACGATAAAGCGCGTCTGTCCAAGAACATCTATGTCGGGGACGGCAACAACATCGCAAGGATGTGCAAGAAGGTTTATGTCGGGGACGAGAACAACAAGGCACGGCTCGCGTACTTGAGGGCGGCCACGGATCTGGTCATCTATGGGCCGTACAGAGGATCCAGCGGCAAGACATACACCTATACGTTCAAATATGACAATATAACCTATACCACAGGCGTGGACGGAGTAAAGAATGCGAAGGGTATATGGGAAGTCACGATTCCGATGAAGGCCGTCACAGATACATTGAGGCTGGAAGCTACAGCGCCAGTCGCTTACAAAACGCCTGCGCTCGATATCACGGCAGGGCAGGAGAACACTCTCTATCTCATGCCGGCAGGAGCGGCATTTTATAACGGACAGAACATAACTCCGATGGGAACATCGAGTTTTCCAGAGAGCTATGTGCAGGCCAATGGCTCGAACGGATACTGCGAATATGGAAACGGATATCTGACGATCTACAGCGGAAAGGCTCACAACGGATATCCTTCAGAAGGATACATATGGACCATTGTGCCGAACGGAGCAAAGTGGATGCAAGTCAAGGTCCTCGCTATAGGAAACATGACCGGCGCGGTAGGCACGTTAGAGGTCGGGAGCCGTACCAGGGTATTCCACAAGGATGAAATGACTGCGGACGAAACATATGCTCTGAACGTGAAAAATTACGATGGACAAGTTGTAAAGATCTGGTGCAGCAATTCCGATTCCGAGTATAATCTGAGCAGATATCTCGACATATCGGAGATATATTTCACATTCTGAATATCGCAAGGGGTGTTCTATCAAACGGACATCCCTTTATTTATATTAAGAAGGTAAAGGAGACACGTCAATGGCAAACACAAGCTCAAGCACAAGGAGCGGTTCATCCTCGAAGGGCGGATCGAGAAGCATCAGCCTCAACGATACATGGGGCGGAAGCGATTCCAGCACTTACGGCGGATCAAGCTCCGATTCACATACCGAAGGCGGATCCTCGTCACATACCGAGGGCGGATCGTCATCGCATTCCGAAGGCGGCGGACAGTCGAGAACACAGGGCGGATCGGAGTCGAGATCGCGTTCATACGGAGAGAACAGCACGATCGGCAGAGGAAGATCATGGGCATCCGGCCAGGTATCAGACAGGACGCAGGAGAAGTACAACCAGGCCACTGAAGATTACGTTCGGAGCCAGGCGGTAGAGGACGCGTACGCCAATCTCCAGAGCGCGATGAACAACAAGCCGGCGTTCCAGTCGCAGTATGAAGATAAGCTCTCGCAGATGTATGACAGGATCATGAACCGCGAAGGCTTCACATATGACTTCAACAAGGATGCCATGTACCAGCAGTACAAGGACATGTATCAGAGACAGGGCAAGGCGGCGATGCAGGACACGATGGGACAGCTCGCGGCCATGAACAACGGATACGGCTCCTCATACGCGCAGACGGCAGGCCAGCAGACTTATCAGAATTACCTTCAGCAGCTCAATGACAGGATCCCCGAGCTCCGCATGCAGGCCCTGGAAGAATATGACAGAGAGGGCAACAGGCTCAATCAGCAGTATCAGCTCACTAACGATGCATACAACAGGGAGTACGGACAGTACAGGGATCTCGTGGGTGACTGGCAGAATGACAGGACGTTCAGCCAGAGCGCATACCAGGACGAGCGGAATTTCGATTACAACCAGGCACAGAACGATCGGAATTTCTGGCAGAACGAATACTGGCAGGAGCGCAACGCCGAGCAGAGCAACGAGAACATGTCGCTGGGCCAGAATTGGAACGAGGGATACCAGGCCGGCACAAACTGGTCGGACACGGAGTCGAGAAACTGGAACGATACCGAGTCGAGAAACTGGTCCGATACGGAATCGAGAAACTGGTCGGATACGCATACGGACTCATCAAACTGGAGCAATACGCATACGGATAACTGGAGCCAGTCCAGAAACCAGACAGACACAACAAACTGGAACAACACGAGCTCCTGGAGCAATACCAACTCAACATCGCCAGGATCGTACAGCACAGGCGGAAACGGCGCGATCCCTTACAACCAGAGCGCATCATTGAGCGCGTACAGTGAGGCGAACAGGAACGCGCAGATAGATCAGATAGCATCCTTCCTCAACAGCGAGAAGGGGACCGGCAAGGGCAAGGTCAACCAGAAGGAGCTCGGGAAGGCAGTAGTCGATCTGATCGAGAACGGCACGAAGATGGGCAAGCAGACAGTGACGTATGACTACCAGACGATCGCGAACATGCTCAACGAGGCCGATGCAAGAAACAACAGGGACTCGAGGAACGGATCGACATACCATACCAACAACTACACGGCGAAGGACGTGGAGAGACTGTACAAGGAAGCAAGCAACAAAAACTACAGCTATTGGGGATAAAAGAATATGAATTACTCAACATGGGCGGCATATAAGAAAGCACAGAAGCGAGGAGAGTTCGATAATTATGAGAGGGAGCAGGCAAGCTCCCTTTCTGTCGATGATAAGGATGAAGAGACTCGGAGAAGATATCAGCAGTATGTCGAGTCGGTGATGGCATCCGAGCAGCAGGATGATATCGTCAGACGGCAGATGGAGCAGGCACAGGCCGAGCAGGAAGCCAGGAGACAGGAACAGGCGAGGCTGCAGGCCGAGGCACAGGCAAGGGCCCAGCTCAAGGCAGAGGCAACGCCGGAACAGATACAGGCGAACACTGCGCAGAAGCTCCGCCTCAAACAGGGATACGCGGACTTCAACAACACGATGAACCAGGAAGATCCCGAGTTCAAGAACAAGACATCCGAAGAGAAATACAGCATGTTCGCGGACGAGATCAACAGACAGGCGAAGATGGCGGACTACTCCCAGGGATTCAGAACGTGGGTAAACAACGTGCGCAAGGCCGATCCTTCAGTTGACAGGATGAGCGATGACGAGAAGTACAGGCAGTACATGAGATATCTCGATCAGACGGCGGAAGAGAAGGGCACGCTCCCCGAGGAGCAGAGAGCAGAGCTTTCAGAATACAAATACAAAGGTCTTTCCGACAAGGAGCGCAGGGCCATAGATGCCGTAATGCGCATGGAAGCCGAAGATTTCGAGGCATATACGGACGGCGGAGAAAAAGGGACAGAGTTCGCTGATCCCACAGGAAGAGGGGCCTGGAGCCAGAACAGATACAATGAAGCCACGGCGATATCGCAGGAGCGCAAGGCGGCAAGAGAGCGCACGCTCGAAGAGGTCCGCGCAGAGCTGAAGCATCTCGGATGGGATGACGCAAAGATCGATAAAGAGCTCGCGAGATATACAGAGCTCGCAGATTACAAAAAGACGCAGGAAAAGACGGCATCCCTAGAGAAGATGATGAATGATCCTGCGATATCGGATTTCGAGAGAGCGATGCTCGGTGCAGGGTACACTGCGGCAGACGTTCTTACATTCGTTCCTCGGAACGTAGATACATTCCTTTCAGATCCGTACAATACGGACCGGCTCGATAAGGGCGCTTACGGAAGGAACACGTCATCGAAGTATTCATATCTTTCCAGGCTTTCAGAGGAAGGTGTGTCCCAGGTCCGCGACAATCTGATAGGAGACAGTCATCCGATAGGACAGGCCCTGTATGACATGGGCGTATCGAGCGGAGAATCTGTCAGCGCGATGCTCATGGCGAAGGCGCTCGGGCCGGTCGGAGAGGCTTTCTCGCTTCTTCCTTTTGCGGTCAGCGCGTATGACAGCAGCTACAGGGACGCTATAAACCGAGGCTTTTCGGAAGGACAGGCCGAAGGCTTCGCTATCATCGCCGGCGGAATAGAAGCCGCCACAGAGAAGATTCCTCTCGAGAGACTCGGGAAGATGGCCGAAGGCAAGAAGGTCGGAAGAAACCTTGTCATGAGAGCGTTAGGGCAGATGGGACTCGAGGGCCTCGAAGAGATCGAGTCTGAATTAGGACAGGCGATAATGGACCATATCTCCGTAAAAGTGGGCGGAACAGGCCGTACGCAGTACATGCTCGATGTTGACGATTACATGAAGCGCGGAATGAGCGAAGAAGAGGCGAAGAAGTCCGCCGCGCAGGATTTCGCATGGCAAGTGGTCATGGCCGGAATAAGCGGTGCAGGCTCCGCTCTTCCGAGCACAACGATCGCGTCTGCGGTCGGCGGAATCCGTAATGCCATGAGAGCCGGCAATATCAACGATGCGATATCTGACAGATACCAGAATCTCAATATAACAGGCAACACAGAGTATGAGCAGATGCTCAAGGCCGACAAGGAGAGATATCAGAACAATCCCACGCAGTTCATCGCGGATCAGTACAAAGCAAAGGATGCCGAGGGCGAGAGAATCAAGGCAGGACTCCAGGAGCTCGCTGACAAGGAGAGGGCAGGAGAGAAGCTCACTGTATCCGACAAGGCATTTATTTCAGAGAACACGGACGTGAACAGGCAGTTCCTGGAGAAGCTCCTTGATCTGGGAGAAGATGCGGCGGTCCCTTACAAGTACAGGGAAGCCAGATCGGATTTCTCGGAAGAGGATGCCAGGGCCGCGCTCGCGCAGGCGGCGAAGGACGGAGATGCCGAGGCGTACATCAAGGCGATGCGCATGACTCGCAATTCCACGAACGAGGATGTCGCGAAGAACGCGGAGAGCATCATCCATGACTACTCCGGCATGGCGATGTCCCACGGCATCACGAAAGAAGCCATAGGCCAGGCAGTAATATCGGAAAAGAAGGCATACCTGGCAGGACTCAAGGGCGAGGAGATGTCCGATCTGTCCGACAAGAGCCAGATAGCATATAACGAAGGGCAGATGGCCAGAATAGAGAACGAGTCCAGGAGAATGCGGACGATCGTAGAGGGTGACTCCGTGCGGAGCCTTGAGGTCGGGACGAAGGACGGAAGGACAGTCAAGCTCGAGGGCGCGTTCACTTCTGACGGAAAACTGCGGACGAGCGAGGGCACAGTGGCCTTCGATGCTCTCGATCTGTCCAATGACGCGGCGGCATTTACGGCATACAAGAACGCCAATGCCTTCGACAATATCAACGTAAAGAATGCATTCCTTGCGAACATCAAGGACGGCACGAACATAGATACCTATACCAGAGGCTTCAATGCTATGTATGACTCTGGCATGGCCGGCATCACGTTCAAGAACGCGCTCAAGAGCTATACAGGCGGCATGGCAGAGGAGACTCTGAAGGAGATATGGACCACAGGAAAGAACGAGAGATCCGCGAGGACATACAAGTCGCTGACCGATGCGATCAAGCTCAATATCCCTGCAGGAAGCGGCACAGTAGTCAACGAGTCCACGAGGGCAGGAGCCAACATGGTGGCGTTCTACGGCCAGCTCGCAAGGCTCACAGGATACAAGTTCGTGCTCTCTGATCAGCTCACACAGGAGAACGCAGGCGGATCTTTCGAGGTCAACAAGTCAACGATCACTGTCAAGGTCGGAGAGACCGGCGAAGGCTTCCATGAATTAGGAGAGTTCACGGAACAGTTCAACAAGAAGGCGTACGATAAGCTCCGCGATGCAGTTGCCAACTTCGCATCGCAGAGGATGGGCAATGATGCGTTCCTTCATTTCAACCAGGACAACTACGGATATGTCTATGAGAAGGCAGGCCAGGACCGAGCGGCGGATGAGATGTCCGGCGAGATGTTCAACGATGTCATCGGCATCATCATGACATCCAAACAGGGCCAGGAAGTGTTCTCCAAATATCTGGCGAAGAAGCTCGGAAAGGAAGCAAGCGAGGTCGGAGACCAGGTATCCAGCTATATGGAAGAGATCAGCGATGCGCTCCAGGGACTGATCCCGAGCGGAAACAAGGGATACAAGGCACAGATGACGAAGTATTCCGATGATCTCGGCAAGCTCGCGAAGCAGTTCATCAAGGCTCTGGACGGAGCCATAGAGAATTATCAGTCTATGGCCGGCAAGGGCACTGCGGAAGGCGAGCAGAAGTTCTCCCTGGAAGTAACAGGAGACAATGTGCCATATGTCAATGTCGATATAGATCAGCATCGCTTTGATGGGATGAACGATACACAGATGGCAAGAGAGGCCAGGAAAGTAATCAAAGAGCAGATTGACAGCATGAATGGGAAAATCGGCTCGATCGACGGCACAGATATTTATGCCAATCATTCAACCATCTCACATTATGGTGGGGCAGCAAGGAGACAGTATAAAAAGGAAGGAAGAAACGAGGCAAAGTTCAGGGCATCCACAGAAATCCCTAACCTGTTCAAGGCAAGCATACTGGATAAGCATGTTACTTTTGAACAGATGCAGAAGGAAACACCGAACAAGCATACGGAAGCCGTAAACGGCATTACCCATTATAAGACGCTGTTCAAGGTGGGGGAAAACTGGTTTGTCGGTTATCTGAACGTCTTAAATGAAAAGTATCGAAGAGTCTTTTATGACTTAACAAGAATAAGAAGGATCGACAAAGGCGGTATCACTTCCGAAATGAAAGCGTCCACGCTATCAGATCCTTCTTACAATCAGATGATAGCATATTATAAGGGGAAAAGCAACGAGAAGAATTATTCCCTTGAAGTCAATTCCTATGGCGAGGAGCTTTCGGAAGGGCAGACGCAGTATTTTGCGCAGTCAAAGATCCGAGACAAGAACGGATCTCTTAAAGTCATGCATCATGGAACATCCGCATACGGCTTCGATGTCTTTGATATAAAGAAGGCATCTCACGCGGCCCTGTACGGCAGAGGCTTCTATTTCTCCGAGAGCGATTCGCACGCCGGACAGTACGGCCAGACATATGATGTATATCTCAATATCGTCAATCCTCTGCAGGCCGGCACAAACAATATCACGGATGATCAGATGCTCAAGTTCATAAACGCGGTCGCGAACAACGAGGACTTCGGCATCGAGAATTATGGAGCCGAGGCAACGCCGCAGAGCATACTGAAGTCGCTGAAGGGCAAAGATGATTTCGGGAAGCTCCAGGACATCAATGCGGTATGCATCGGGGACTTCGCGAGCGCGCTGAAGTATTTCAACAATCTCAACGGAACAACTTACGATGGAATTGTTACTCCTACAGAGACAGTGGCATTCTATCCGAACCAGATCAAGAATATTACCAACAAGAAGCCGACAGGAGCGGACAGCATCAACTTCTCGCTTTCTGTTGATGAGGCCGAAGATATCAAGAAACAGGCGAAAAAGAGCAAGGCCGTGGATGTTACAAAGGATCTTGTGGCTGTCCACAATCTGGGAGAAGAACAGCTCAAGGAGACATTAAAACTTAACGGACTGCCGTCTCCTTCTATAGCCATAATCAGATCCGGCATGATGCATGACAAGTACGGAGAGATATCCCTTGTTTTCGGAAGCAATACCATTGATCCGAAGAAGAACGCGAAGAACAGAGTGTACGGCGGAGACGGATGGACTCCGACATTTCCCAGGATGGAAGTCAAGCTGAACAAGAAGGTGGCAGAGTCAGTCCGTGAGATGGTCCGCAAATATGTTCCGGCCGATGTGAGCAGTGCGCTCGGCATAGACAGGCTGGATAATGATTATCTTGAGGACCAGATCAACGGAAGCAGGGGCGATGTTGTTAATGCAGTGCAGAACACGGCAGCATTGAAATATGCTTACCTGGCAGACAAGGGAGAAAAGATCGAGAATCCCAGAAGGGAGAAAAGGCTTTCCCAGAAGTTTGACAATGGCGAGATCGAGGCTATAGCGGCAGTCGTTACAGAGGAAGAGGCCCATGAGGCATGGGACAACGGAGTTGAATGGAAAAAGAACCATCCAGAATATGAAGAGAAGATCCGCAAGGCCCTTAATGACAATTTCCAGAAGAAGTTTGACAGCAAGGGTGATAAGTTCATCAAAAAATATGGAGCCTTATATGACAAGGAATTAAGCCTGTATGATGTTGATGAGGCCACAAAAGGTGTAATGGCATACCATCGGGATGGATTTTCAAGCGAGGTTGATCCGTATGCATTGAAAGACATGGTTAATGAAGCGATAAAAGCAGACCAGGATGGATTTGCGAAGTGGATCAAGAAACAGTTCGATGGAATAATCGAAAAAAGAGGACTCCGTAATAATAAGGACTACTTCCTGCCCAACGGAAACAAGAGATCGTGGGAAGCACTGCATGACGATTATACGCTTGAAAACATAGTAAAGATTATGAATGCCCAGGACGAAAGAGGCGAGGCGGCCTTTTTCTCCCAGAGCGCAATACAGGCACTGTCTACGAAAAACTTCAAGAGCCTTGACGATATCCGCAGTGCAAAGGGACAGCTTCGCGTTGAGACGGAAGAGGAGCATGAAGCAAGAATAACGGAGCAGTCGCAGAAGTTTACTGATATCACAGCAGACATAGCGGATAAAAGGGAGAGCAATTCGTTTATAGCATTAGGGAAGGCTTCCGATGCCATAGCGGATGCCATAAAAGAAGGCCGGACTGTGCAAGGCATCGACAGGGTGCTTCGGGAATATACATATCTGGACGTGAAGGAAGATACTGCACAGAAAATAGTCGATCTCATGCATGATATTGCAGAAAACCCGACAGGCTATTTTGAGGCAAAGCCTAAAAGAGCAGTATGGCTTGACGAGATCAAGAGTGCCGTCATACCCGACAATGTATCCGAGGAGCTTGTCAAGGCCCTGGATGAGAGCGGTGTGCCCTATGAGATGTATGCAGCAGGGAATGAAGAGCAGAGAAGAGATATCATCTCCGGCATGCAAGACATCAAGTTTTCGCTCAATGTCGATGATGACAGGATCATGTATGTCAAGGGACTGGACCATAATATTGAAGTAGTCAAAAATCCTACAGATGCAGAATACAAGCAGATGACGGAAGATTTCTACGATCAGCATCCCTGGGCGAGAGAGTGGAGAGGCGAGCCGATATTCCGGCATACCTATGACGAGGAAGGCAACACATATTATTGGGTTGCCACTGAAGGTCTGCACTCGAGGATTGAGCCGGAGATCAACAAGCATTATAATACAAGGACATCACAGCACTGGGAGTGGTGGAAGAAAGAGGACAAGGATGACTGGCCTGTAGATTATAGTGCGAGGTACTCAATAGAAGTGGAAGATTCAAGAGGAAAAACTCTCACGAACGATCAATTACAGTATTTCGGCAACAGCAAGATAGTCGATGAGGACGGCAGACTCAAAGTCATGTATCATGGCACGGAGACGGCCAACTTCACGATATTTGATCCGCAGCACTCGGATGACAGTATAAGCCTGTTCTTCACCGACAACAGATTCGTTGCGGCAGGATACGCCGGAACGGATATGTATGTAGATCCTAACGATCTCCGAGGCCCTATACACACGATCGAGGAATTGCAGAAGAGGTTCGAGGATACAGACTGGGCCGTCAGAGAAGATGACGGCGAGATCATCATCGAGAACATAGAAGATCCCGATGATCCTGTAGAGTATGTCCGCGAGGCGAACGTTGAGGACGCATACCAGGAATGGATAGATCAGTATTCATGGGACGGCGAGAACGGAGAGTTCGGCGGTCTCTATGAGGTATATCTCAACGCGGAGAATCCGCTCGTCATAGACGCAGAAGGCGGTGACTGGCAGGACATATATCCGGCCGAGCTTGTCAGCGAAGATGCCGAGTGGTATCACAGGCTTCATGTCATCAAAAGAGATGAGAACGGAAAGCTATGGGTTGACTGGGTGGAAGATCAGAAAGGAAGCGGAGCAAAGATCCTTACCGATGATGAGTTCAAGGAAATGTTCGGAGACGATCTGTACAGGGAGATGGTCGAGGAGAGGAGAGGCTTCCAGGAGAACGTGCATCTCAATCCCGACAAGACGTGGATACCTTCTGATACCAGGGGCCTTGCGAGCTATGCCTTGAGGCACGGATACGATTCACTCGTCATCAACAATCTGGTAGATACAGGGCAGTACGGCAGCGACAATCTCGAGTCCCAGGTGGTTGTTGTGTTCCGCTCGAACCAGGTCAAGAGCATCGGCAACGAGCATCCGTCATCGGATCCCGATATCAGATACAGCCTCGATACCGATACACAGGGCAGAGAGCTCTCCGAAGGCCAGCAGAGGTACTTCGAGGGCACGAAGGCAGTGGATGAGGACGGCAGGCTTAAAGTCATGTATCACGGGACAAGGATGGGCGGCTTCACTATCTTCAAGCCGGATGCATCTGATGACAAACTATCGTTCTTCTTCACGGATAATGTCGATGTTGCGGCATCCTATTCTGGAGAGCCGGATATAATCACTCCAGGCAAGCCGATGACGTTCGAGGAGCTTGCGGAAACAGTAAAAGATTATACGATGGGAGACAACTTTGTCATCAGAGAGGGCGATGATGTTGTTATATTCGAGAGCGGCTTCGGATCGGACGATATCGAAGTGTTCAGAGGCACGCTGAAAGAAGCGCAGAAATACGTTGAGAGCACGCTCAATAACGCTTCACACGAGGGCGCCGGTAATTACGAAGTATATCTGAATCTTCAGAATCCTCTCGTCATAGATGCGAAGGGACATTACTGGAGCAGTCTCACAGGCATAAAGAACGGAATGAGCTTCCGAGGAGACTTCGGTGTCGGCACGAACACTGGCATCGATCTCTATGTCAGCAGAGAAGAGGACGGACTGTATTATGTAATATCCGACATGCTCGAGATGAACGGAAAGTATGACATAGGCCAGATAGAAGATGAGTTCGGCAAGGATTTTGCTGATATAGTCCGCAATTCAGACCGAGAGATAAACCTTCACAGCGCGGTCCTTTACGAAGGAGCTCACAAAGAGCTGATACCTAATGATACCAGGGGCGCGGCTCTGATGGCATATTATAGCGGACATGACGGAGTCATATTCAAGAATCTCGTGGACTCCGGCGGACTGGCGAACGAAGAGTCCTACAGGCCGTCTACAGTCATGATCGCGTTCAAGTCGGACCAGATCAAATTGGCCAGCAATATATTCCCGACATCATCAGAGGACATAAGATATGCTCTCAAGGTGGATGACGAAGGGTTCGTGGTGCTCGATGATCTGCTGGGAGCGCCGGAAGATGAGGCTGTCGAGATATTGAGGGAAGGCATGGAAGCGCTGAAGAATCAGAAAGTCGATGTGCCGAAGCTCCGCAATCTGGCCATAAAGCTGCGGAACGAGTACGGAAGCTCCTTCAACACGAACGAGCTGACCGAGAGCCTTCAGAAGGCGTTCGCTTACATGCAGACCGAGGATCATGTCGATTACAGGACGATGATGGGCATACTGAAGGACATCGCAAGGCCGGTCATCGAAGCGGCAGGCAGCAAGGTCGGAGAACAGGAATACAAGGATTTCGTCAATGCGCTCAAGGGATACAGGATCAGACTCACCGACAAGCAGAAAGCAGAGGTCATCTCTTCTCTGGGTTCATACGGAGCATACTGCAAGGCGATGATGCCGATCACTATATCCGATAAAGGTACGTCAACGCTCGATGAGATATGGGACGAGCTTGTGGAAGCGAGCGGACATGCGCTCGATACGGACGCTAACGAGGGAGACAAGCCTCTCGAGCTTCTGGATACGCTCTCGGCCATGAGGCCCACTGTGAGGAACGATTTCAACGGAGACGCAGAGGATGTCGCGAAGGATCTCGCGATGCGCATAGTCGAGGAGTATGTCGGCGGCAAGACGGCCAAGCGCATGACGCAGGAGATCAAGGAGTTCAGAGAGAAGCTCAAGAAGGAGTACCAGGAGAGGCTCAAGAAGTACAAGGGCAAGTCGAACGCCGAAGTGCTCGCGAAGAACAAGAAGAGAGCGGAACAGGCGAAGGAGCGCGAAGCAGTGCGCGTTCTGAAGGATGACATAAAGAAAAACTCTTCAAAACTTCTGAAGTGGATCGAGAAGCCTACAGAAGGCAAGTCGGTTCCGCACAACATGGTAGTGCCTGTGATGCAGTTCCTGCAGGCCATAGATTTCGTTGATCCTGTCATCACGCAGAGGGCGGACGGAAAGTGGCAGACAAGAGTGTTCGATCATATGGACTATGAGGACGGACACAAGAAGTTCATATACAAGGATATCGTAGGAGATACGAGAGAGGATGTTCTCCGGCAGTTCAACGAGGCCATAGGGCGCGGAGAAGGGACGAAGGAGCAGAAGTCCTGGGCCGCGAAGATGCAGGGCATAAGGGACATCTACAACAGAGTGCTCAATGACAATGACTTCGAGGACAACTCTATGGACTTCCTCATGCAGGGACTTGACGCGCAGGGCCTGGCCGAGGAGTTCGATGATCTTCTTTCGAGAAACAAGGGACAGGCGGACATGAACCATCTGTCATCGAAGGATCTCGGGATCATCAACAATATCCTCAAGAACATGTTCCACGCGATCAACCAGGGCAACAAGGCATATTCATCCGCGAGCGTTGATATCGCCAATCTCGCGCAGTCAACCATAAGGGATGCGGAAGGCAAGGACATCAAGAGCAGAGGCAGGATAGCTGAAGGCATCTACAAGATGCTCCGCATCGACAACGCAACGCCGAGGACGTTCTTCGAGCTTCTCGGGAAGCGCGGAAATGAAGTGTACAAGTTCCTGCGCGGCGGACTCAACCAGGAGATAGTCGATCTCAAGAATGCATCGGAGTTCATGGAAGGCGCGATGCTCAATATAGACAAGAAGGCCGTCAAGAAGTGGACAGGCAGGGATGCCGTAGTGCATGAGTTCGCGCTCTCCGGCGGAACGCTCCGCATGACTGACGCGCAGATCATGGGACTGTACTTCACGATACGAAGGAACGGCGGCATGGACAGAATAAAGGGCGGAATCAAGCCGGATGCGATACGCACGAGCGGAAGGCCGGTCGAGCAGAAGGCGATGCATCTGACGGAAGCTGACATCAAGAAGATCGAGTCCGTGCTGACGAAGGAACAGATCGAGCTCGCGAAGAAGATGCAGAAGTACATGGCGGAAGAGTGTTCCGCGCTCGGCAACGAGACATCCATGAAGCTGTACGGATACAAGAAGTTCACGGATGAGACATATTATCCCTGGACAGTCGATAAGGATACAGTGGCAACGAACAACACTTCCGAGAACATACCGATGTTCACAGGCATAGAGAGATCGGGATTCACGAAGCAGCTCAAGGAAGGGGCGAACAATCCGCTCGTCATAAGGGACATCTTCGATGTGTTCACCGACCATGTCTCGCAGATGGCGGCCTACCACGGATACGCGGCATCCGTAAAGGACACGCTGCGCTGGATGAATTATCGGGAGAAGAGCGAGAAGAACGGATTCGTAAACTGGATCACGAACAAGAACGCGATAAACGTGCTGACAGGAAGCCGGCAGGGAGTAGGATACGTCAGAAACCTTCTCCTCGACATAAACCAGGCGAACAAGTCGCAGTACATAGGAAACTTCACCGACACGCTGATCGGAAACTACAAGGCGGCGGCAGTAGGCGCGAACCTTCGCGTGGTCGCGCAGCAGCCTACGGCATACTTCCGAGCTCTGAACATGATCGATCCTAAATATCTGATGTCGGTCAATCCGGCCACGGCGGTCAAGAACATCCAGAAGAGCCAGGACGAGTGCCCGATATCATGGTGGAAGAGCAAAGGATATTACGAGACGAACCTGGGACAGCCTATCAAGGAGATCGTCACAGGAATAGCTACGAAGTCCGAGGCAGTGAAGGACAAGATGATGGCACCGGCAGGATGGGCGGATGACGTTACATGGGGATTCCTCTACACTGCGGTAGAAAAAGAGCAGAGAGCTCTCCTCAAAGGAAAGAAGGTATCCGCCGAGGAGTTCCGCAAGGCCGTCAACGATCGCTTCGATGACATGGTTGACAACACACAGGTGGTCGATTCCGTGCTCCACAGATCGCAGTACATGAGATCCACTGACAGGCTGAACAAGATCCAGACTGCGTTCATGGCAGAGCCTACGAAGTCATACAACATGATCATGGAAGCATTCATAAAGGACAGAAGGGAAGGCTCCTACAAGCGCACGGCGAGAGCAGTGGCGGTATTCCTCATAAACGCGCTCGCAACGAGCGCGGCGGCGGCAGCAGTTGACGCGGTGCGCAAGGCGAAGGATGACGATTCCTGGTGGGAAGTATGGCTCAAGAATCTGCAGGAGAACATGGCCGACAACATGAATCCTTTCAACCTTCTCCCTGTAGTGAAGGATGTATCCGCAGGAATATACAATCTGTTCACAGGCGAGTCAACCTTCGGGCAGAATGGAAACAGATTCGACATAGAAGCTTTTTCAACAGTTGTAGATGCAATCAAGGCATGGAAAAAGCTTTATGAAGGCGAGAGCAACAAGACAGCATATGGCATGGTCATGGCAACGATAAAGCCTATATCGCTGATAACCGGCATTCCTGCCTACAATCTGGTCAAGGACAGCGTGGCACTCTACAATGCATTCTTTGACAATATTGAAATGAATGTGAACAGCCAGAGCCAGGGCCGGAGCGAGAAGAAAAAGGATTTCGTGAAGGACGTGAACAGAGAGAGGTCCGATGCGGCACTCGATGATTCCATCACGGATGCGATCAACGCCGGAGTATCCATCTATGATCTCAAGGGCGCGGTCCAGAGCGAGTACAAGAACAAATACTTCGATGCATATTCCGAAGGTGATACCGAGGAAGCGCAGAAGATCGGGGAGAAAGCCGCGAGAGCATACGCGAGGATGGGACTTTCCGATGAGGAGATAGATCAGATCATAGGCGAGTGGCAGGCAGAGTCCATCACATACTCGGCGCTCGACAAGGCCATAGCTAACGGCGAGGGCATCGAGGAAGAGATCAAGCATGTCCAGGAAGCGAAAGAAGATGACAAGATCATCAAGCATATAATGGACAAGTTCACCGAGACAGTGGCCTACGAGGATACGCATGATACAGAGTCATCCTGGCGGCAGAACGTGGAGAAGGCGCTGCAGGCGGTCGATTCCACGCTGACGTTCAACGAGGCCCAGGAAGAGGCCCTGGAGAACAAGCGCAAGAAGGAAGAGGAAGCGGCCGTCACAGAGAAGAACCAGGCGATGAAAGGGGACTTCTTCGATGCGGTTGACAAAATGGACGGCTCCGCCGGACGCAAGGCCCTGGAAACGATGAAGGCCGAAGGCATCGAGGCCAAGACAGTCAAGCAGGCGGTGAGCAAGAGATATCATGACATCTGGAAGGAAGCCAAGACGCAGGCCGAGAAGGACAAGGCCAAGAGCGACTGGAAGAGCGCGTACACTCTGGTGAACGGCGTGTACGGAAGCGAGTCGAAGGATCTCGACAAAACCTGGGCAGACTGGGAAGCTGATCAGCAATAAGGGTTCAAGGGGTGTTCTATCAAAGGGACATCCCTTTTTGTATGATGAAAAAAGCAAAGGAGAGTATAAATCATGATCGTTAATTATAATATGGTGGTCGATTTCGCTCGGCCAAGCAAATCAAACACTGTACTTGTGGCGGAGAACGATGCGAACAGCAGGAATTGCCGGTTCAAACTGTTATTCGACAAGGCTCCTTTTGACATGACGGATGTTACCACGGCCACTGTCCGAGGCATAACGTCATCGGGATCCATCGTTTTCGGGGATGCCACTATAGTCCAGGACGAAGAAGGGAACAATATCAACGAGCTCGAGTGGCTCATCCCTCTCTCGATCACAGAGACGGCCGGCAACGTAACGCTCACTATAACGCTCGTTGACGGAGAAGGGGCCACGATCACATCTTTCGAGTTCTACATCAAGGTCCGCAACGCACTCTATAACGAGGACGATTATATTGACGATGATGACATGGCAGGCTTCCGCGATCTCCTGGCGAGAACGAGGACGGCTCTCGAGAGGATGGAGCACATGGTCCAGCAGGACGCGCTCCCGAATCCTTATCCTATCAGAATCACTGTAGACAATGTTGAATATGAATATAACGGCGAGGATCTCGTAGAGATTTTCATGGAAGAGGTCGCTTATCTCGGGGCGATATCCGGCGAGGTCGAGGTCACAGAGGATGACTCTGCGGCAGAAGTCGCAGTACAGGCGGCGGAACAGGCAGGAGCATATGCCCAGGATGCATCCGATAAGAGGGACGAGGTAGTCGAGATTTTCAATAACCTTGAGGACATCATCCCTACTGCGAGAGTAGTCAGAGACTCCGAGAACCACAAGTCCGTCATCACGATCACCGACAAGGACGGCACAACTTCAGTCGATGTGCCGGACGGACAGACAGGCCCTCAAGGTCCGCAGGGAGAACAGGGCGAGAAGGGTGACAAAGGTGACAAAGGCGACAAGGGAGACACAGGAGCCACTGGTTCCACTGGTCCGCAGGGCGCGAAAGGTGACAAGGGAGACAAAGGTGACACAGGCGCTACAGGAGCCACAGGCCCTCAAGGTCCGAAGGGTGACAAGGGTGACAAGGGCGATCCTGGCTCCGGCGTTACCATCATAGACAATCTGACATCATCTTCCACAACAGACGGCCTGTCCGCGAACCAGGGGCGCGTGCTCAACGGAAAGATCAACGGAACAGAGATTTTGATTGAAGATACAGTCGGATGGACAGGGAAGAATTTAGCGCCAAATACTTTGTCCGGCAGAATAGATAGTGGGATAACATTTACTGTTAATTCAGATGGAAGCGTTACTGCAAATGGTACAGCTACTGCCGATGCCTTTTTCGAGTTAAACAGATTCAATGTTGGCGCTGGCACATACATTTTATCACAGGGCGTTGTTACAGGCAGTGAATATGACAGATTGCAATTATCGGACGGAAGTTCCGCTATTGCAACGATAACGAGCGGAGACCATGTGTCTGTCTCTATAAATCAGACAACAAGAGTTTATATAGTTGTGCGGATAGGCTCGGGGCATACTGTTGACAACCTTACCTTCTATCCCATGCTTCGCAAAGCCGACATAGCAGACGATACCTACGAGCCCTACCATTCATCAGTAAAGCAGACTCTTCGGGATGCAGAGGTTATTGAGGGGAAGAATTTACTGCACGTTCCTTCATCAGTTGTAACAAATGAAGTCAATGGCGTTACGTTTACAGTGAGCCGGAACAGTGACGGAGAGGTCATAGAGGTTGACGCAAATGGTACGGCGAGCGAAAACACATTCTTTCATCTTCGCAAACGTGATATATTGCCGATATCAGTTCCGACAGGGAATTACATACTTAACGGCTCAAAAGGCGGTGCATCTAATAAGTCAACCTATTACATGTATATGCTTGAATTGCCAGGCTCAACAGAGGTTGTCTACTCATATGATGGCGATGCAAGCGTTACGCTGGATGGGAGCAAGGAATATACAGTTTCAATTGCTGTTTTATCTGGCACATCATTGAGTCACGTCAAGTTCTATCCTATGCTCCGTCTTGCTACAGAGACAGACTCAACCTTCGAGCCGTACTACATCCCTCTGAAAGACAGCAAGTTTGACAGAGCAGAGCAGAGAGTGCTCGGGGCGAAGAATCTGTGCGAGAGCAAATGCCCTACAACAGTTTTGAATGGCATTACCTTCACTAAAAACATTGACGGCTCCTATACAATAAGCGGTACGAATGATGGCACTAATAATTCAACAATAAGAATTGACCAGTCATCAGTAACTGGCTCTGACAACCTTAAAAACTATCACGGAATATATACATTATCTTTATTAGATGAAAATAAAAATCCAGTCAATGCGGTTTGTGTGTTGATGCAACACTCAACCTGGAATACTGGAATAAATGTCGGAGTGAATGAGGGAGAAAAAACGGCGAATGTTGAATTGGATAATTGCTTTATCTATATTTCCGTATTGAAAAATGCGAGTTTCGCAACGCCTGTGACAGTATATCCCATGCTCCGTCTTGCATCAGACACAGATGATACCTATGCTCCGTATGCTATGACGAACAAAGAGTTGACGGATCTCGTCAATACATATTTTGAGAGCACGGCGAACAGTTCATCCTTCGTGTTCACCGATCCTGCAATAAAGACAAGCTCGCATATAGAAACATGGACCGATACCTATGGAGACAATCCTTCAGATGTATCTGCCTCGAGCGGTTCCTGTACTGTCACGTTCGATGCGGCGAAGTCCAGGACAGTCGGAATATTCGTTAAGAACATAAAGTAAAGGGGGAGAAGATCATGCCAATGTACAGATGCGGCGGTGAGGCTTTAACAAACCTAACTCCGAGCAATTCAACTCCGGCCTCGATAACGAGCGGAAAGAAATACAAGGCCACGGCAGGCGGATATGCCATAAGCTCATATACCAGCAAAACGCCGGATGACAGCTCTCCGCCGGAAGTATCCTCGGGAGATATCGTCAAGATAACAACGAACGGCGGATATCTGTATAAGACGCTGGCGGCAGGCTTCCCATATAAGAAGAGCGGAACGCTTTCTGATTTTACGGCCGCGAACCAGGAGCAGAGCGTAAACACAGGGTTGACGAGTATCAATTACGTTTACGTTGAAGGCTGGGCAAACAACGGCGCGGTGCTTCAGTCGGCATGGCTCGACAAGGATAAATCGGGAGCCAAGCAGATCGCTGTATATACAACAGTCACTGGCACTTCCGCAACGGCTCTGTCAAGCGGCACAAATTCCGATGGCCTTCTTACAGGAAACAGTGCTGCGATCAAAGTGTCGGGCATCTCCGGCGGAACGCTCACGATAAAAACTGGGAATGCCGCAACATATATTTCAAAGAATGTGAAGTGGTACGCAGGATGATCAGATGCTATGACGAGAGAGCCTATGCTTTTTTTATGGGAATATTCGGTATGATCCTGTTCCTTCCGATCGTGCTGATCTGCATCGGGGGAAGTATTGCAAGCGGAATAATATGGCTCATTAAGAAGATAAGAGGGTTTATGAAATGATGGACAGTACAGTAATAACAGGGGTTCTTGCGCTTGTCGGAACGCTCGCCGGCACGTTCGGTGGCATACTGACGAGCACTAAACTCATGAATTACAGGATCGAACAGCTCGAAAAGCGGTTCGAGCAGATATCGTCTCTGGTCGGCAAGGTCGCTGTCCTTGAAGGAAATGACAAGCTCATGGACGAGAAGCTCAAGGTATGCAATCACCGGCTGGAAGATCTCGAAGCAAAAGTAATGAAATGAAGGGAGAGAGAAGCATGGAAAACATATTCAGTTCAAAGGTCTACGATTGGCTCAAATGGATCTGCGTCATCTGCATGCCGGCATTGAGCACGTTCGTTGTGGTATTGGGACAGATATATCACTTCGAGGACATAGCAGGCATGATCGCGCAGACGATCACGGCAGTGGCAACGCTCATCGGATCGCTCATCTGCGTATCGAGCATCCAGTATAAAAAGGGAGCTGATGTTTAATGGCAACAGTCAAGGAGATATTGAGCACGGCCCTGTCAGAGGTCGGAGTCACTGAATATCCGCCGAGCTCCAACAAGGTCAAGTACAATAAAGAGTTCTATGGAAAGGACGTATCGGGGAGCGCTTATCCCTGGTGCTGCGTTTTCGTATGGTGGGTTTTTGCGCAGAGGGATCCTGGTCTCATAAAAAAGACGGCATCCTGCGCGGAGCTCGGAAACTGGTTCAACGCGAACGGAAGATGGTATTCCACGCCGGAGATAGGCGATATCGTGTTCTTCCGATTCAATACTAATGACAGATGGACAAACCATGTCGGAATCGTCAAGGATATCAAGGGAGACATCATCGAGACAATAGAGGGCAACACGTCTATCAGTTCCGATGATAACGGCGGAGCGGTCATGATCCGCCAGAGGACGGCAAACATAGTAGGGTACGGAAGGCCTGCATATGATGCCGATCTGATCGTTCTTCCTACAGATTATCAGTACGGAGTCGATGTCTCTGAATACCAGGGCAATATCGATTTCGCCAAAATGAAGGCCTCGGGGATCTCGTTCATGTGCATGCGTTCCACGAAGAAGAACGGCTCCATAGATGCCACGTTCGAGCGGAATCTCTCGGAGTGCATGAAGCATAATATAGGATATTCCTGTTATAAGTACGCATACGCGACATCCCATGAACAGGCGAGACTCGAAGCGGACAGCGTGATAAACCTTCTCCAGGGACGGAAGATGCCGATCTGGTATGATATGGAAGATGCATCGCTTCCGCCTTTCGGGAAGGACGCGATCGAAGGCATCGCGATGTCCTTCATCGGGGAGTGCAGGGATGCAGGGTTCGATGTAGGAATATACTGCAACAAAAACTGGTACGATAATTACATAAGCAAATATCTGAAGGACCGATTCACTTTTTGGATCGCGCGCTACGGAAAGAACACCGGCCAGCTTGACGAGAAGTACAAACCGAGCGGACGCAACGTGGTCGCATGGCAGTACACTTCCAAAGGGAAGGTCCCAGGAATAGACGGATACGTTGACAGGGATGTACTCCTCTGACGTTCCATTTTTGAAACGTCAAACATGAAACTATTATCTCCTCTGATCTGATGATATGATTCAGACAGGGGAGATTTTTATGATGATTATTAAGGATTTCACGAAGCCGGAGATAGACCATCTCTGGAGAAACTGCAACTTTGTAGGAGACGAGATGCTTCTCTTCGAGGCCAGGAGCAAGGGCATCCCTCTGGAGCAGATAGCAGAGGACTTGAACATGTCGGTCGAGAACGCGAAGCGGATCAGCAGAAAGGTGAACAGCAAAATATCAAAGGTCATGGAAAGGAGCGCGGTATGTTAATAACAACAATCTACGGAGTATCGGTGGCCCTGGCATTTTTCATCGGATGCATAACAGGAACGGCATTGAAGTAAACGCTATACTTTATATGAGCTTATCGTGCACTTTTTCTGCATGGTAGGCTCATTTTTTATTGGGGATAATGGAATCGGAAGGAGAAGATCATGGACAGCAGCATATTCATCGAATTACTTGAACACGAAGAGATCAAGAAGGTCCCTCTGACATATGTCATCGTGGTGTTTTCGGCCATACAGGACATACTTGAGGCGAAGAGGGTGGACGATCTTGAAATGGAAAGGAGTTAGAACATGTATCCTATTTATCCAGGAGTATTATCACAGCCGATCGCGGCCCTGCAGCAGCCGATGCAGATACAGTATGTGAACGGCAAGCAGAGCGCGGAAAGCTATCAGATGCCGGTCAACTCGAGCGTCATCCTCATGGACTCGAACAAGCCGAGATTCTATCTGAAGCAGACCGATGCGAGCGGACAGGCCTTGATCAAGGCATATGATTTCACGGAGAGCGCGGACGATAAGCCGGCGGAGTACGTCACAAAGTCGGAGTTCGAGTCTTTCAAAGCAGAAATGAGAGGAGCAGGCCATGAATCCACTGATGATGCTGGGAAATAACAATATGATGATGCAGGCGCTCGGGGCGATGATGCGAGGAGAGAGTCCGAGATCATTCCTTCAGAGCCTGGCGAACACGAATCCGCAGCTGAAAGGACTCAACTTGAACGATCTGCAGGGGACGGCGAAGGCCCTCTGCGAGAAGAACAATGTTGACATGAACCAGCTCGCGGAACAGATAAAGGATTTTGCAAAATCAAATACATAATCTATGAAAGGAGAGAATACCATGAACGAATCATCTTTCGGCGGCGAGTGGATCTTTGCGTTCCTTATCATCGCAGTGCTCTTCGGCGGCGGCGGTTTCGGTTTCGGCGGTAACAATGCGGCGCTCGCCGGATATGCTACCACTGCCGAGGTCCAGAACGTAGTCAATGCAGGCTTCGCACAGCAGAATGCGCAAAACATCCTTCTCTCGTCAGCAAACAACAATTATGAGACTGCACGTCTGATCGACAATCAGAGCATGATGATGTCCAATCAGAACAACACGAACCTGGTCAACGCGATCCAGGGGTTCAACACTTTAGGACAGAGCATCACGAGCGGTTTCAATTCAGTCAACCAGAACATCGCGGATCTCGGGTACAAGATGGAATCCTGTTGCTGCAGCATCAAGACGATGCTTCTTGAGAACAGGCTCCAGGATGTACAGCAGGCTCTTTCGGATTCAAGGAATGTTGCGGTCAACCAGGCACAGTCTGAATTTTTACTTTCGCAGATGGGTAAGTGGATCGCCAACGCTCCGGCCACGGCATGAGGTATGAGCTATGAACAAGATCAAGAAGTACGCAAAGGATATTGAAGAAGAGCTCGAGAGCGCAAAGTGTTACATGGAGAAGGCATTGGAGTGGAAGGCGGCCGGCAATTCAACGCGGTACGCCAGATACAAGGAGATGTCTGCACAGGAGCTTTCGCACGCCATGACGCTCCATGAATATGCCGTACAGGACATCGAACAGCTGCGGACAGTGTTTCCAGAGATCCCTCTGGAGATGCAAGAAAAATGGGATAAATCTCATGCGATGTTCGTTGAAAAAACGGCGTGGATACGTCAGATGCAGGCCATGTGATATTGGTAACACGTTGGTAACAAAAGTCCCTCTGGGCCCGATGAATGCGTCATCCTAACATTTGTCATACTCATAAATCGGGCGTTTTCGGGAGTGACGTGAGAGTCCCTGGAATACAGGCAATGCTTGTAAACCAGGGACTTTTCTTGTATTTCATAATTTGAGTTACGATGTCTTAATTTGAGTTAATTGGTAACACGTTGGTAACACTCTCGCCTACCTATCTGGTAGGTGTTACCTATTTGCTGCCAATTTGTTACCTATATGTTACCAACGCCATATTCTCGGCAAGCTCTTCCATCGAAAGATGTGTGTAAACTTGCTCCAGAAGAGTGTCGGGTTTATGCCCCATGATGCGCTGAATAACGAGCGTTTTCATTCCGAGCTCATGGCACTTTGTCGCGAAGGTATGCCGGCAGTCATAGGCCTTGTGATGCAGCGTGTTGCGCACGAACGATGCGTATGCGGCCCGATTGAGTTCGGTGAGATGATCTCCCGAGGTCCGGCAGAGCCGCTCGAACAATTCAATAACATGCGGATTTATTGGGATAGTCCTTATAGAATAGGCGTTCTTCGCCTGTTTGATAACGAGCGTTCTCTTTTCAAGATCGACATCTTCCTTCTTCAGATCGAGAAATTCCTTGATCCGCATGCCCTGGTGGACGAGGATCAGAGTTATGGCATAGCACTCGAGGTCTGAATTGTCCCACATCTTCCGCACTTCCTCATCAGTGTATATCTCGCGCTCGAAGTCTGTCTCTTCCTGTTTGAAGCGGACATACTCCGCATAGTTCCTGTCAACGATATCATTCTGGACGGCATACTCGAAGATGCGGTTCATCACTGTCTTAATGGTTGTTTTGGTTGCCGGTCCCTTGTCGCAGTCATCGATGCACTTCTGAAGCTGCCTTGTCTTTACGTTCTTTATGGCCATGCCCGAGATGCCCTGGAAATACTTCTTGAACACAGACTCGTATGCGCGCATGCGGTCCTTCGAGGTATCGATGTCCTTCTTCACTGTCTCCCATAGCTCCGAGATGGTCATGCCGGACTCGAGCACTCCGTTCGGGTTCTTGTTGTATGCGGCCAGGGCCTCGAGAGCCTCGGACTTTTTGGCATAGTATCCTAAAACCATGCGCTTCTGCACATAGTCATCCTTCACAGGATCGTACACGAGATCAGCAGTCACGCGTACCATGTATGGTTTTCTCCTGGCTCCCGAGAGCTTCGTCACGGAGCCGTATCCATTAGGGAGCTTCATCTTTATACTCCTTGAAACACAGTATCCTTCCGATGATGTAAGTCAGTACAGGCCCGATGATGCCCACGGCCTGTTTCACATATGGGACGTAGGATAATATTTCAGTCACAACCAGTGAAATGAATGCGGCCGCAAAGAGGATATTGAGGGCCTTGATCCGTTCCATGTTTTCCATATCATTTATCTCCTGCGCAGTTCTTGTGGTAAGGACAGGACAGAAGCTGGTTCAGCAGCTGCACGTTGGCATCCAGGAGCTGATCTATCCGCTTGTCCTTGAGTTCTATCTGGTTCATCGCGAAGTTCAAGCTCTTCTGGAATCTGTCGGTCTCTGCGGTGAGCTTCTCGTGGTACTTGAGCTTCGATCCCTTGAGCTCGTTCTTCAGCTCCGCGATCTGGCGTTCCATATCTGAAATGATGTCCTTCTTGAGCTTCAGTATTGACTTGTAGGCCTGGGTGTCTATGTCATCATCCGTCTCTATGGTCTCAATATCCAGGAGCGCGTTCGCGATGGGACGGATCGTCTCTTCATATCTGAAGGACTTGTCCTCTGATCCTTCCGAGAACACTCGGGAGAGGGTGGACTTCGAGAGATACTGATCGTTCTCTTCCATGAGCACGAGGATTCTGTCAAGGGACAGGCCTTTCTCTTCTTTCACTTCCTTTAACTTGAGTATAACGTCTCTTGTGTTTGTCATGATATTCTCCTGTTTCATCTATGGAACGTCAAAAGTGATACTGTTATTGCCGGACAGGCGGTGCTACAATCACGGAAAAAGAAAGGAGCATCGCCATGACTGAAGAGATCAGAGAATTTCTGGAGCTCTACTACAGCGCGAGCGAGGATGTCAAGGATCTCGCCGTGCAGATTTTAACAGAGTCAGAACGGCATCCCGAACGGCCGGATCGGCGCTCGTGTAAAGATCAATGAGCTCTTTCTCCTCAAGGGCCGGCTCGGACTCCGCCGGCTCCATGTCGACATCGAATCCCATGAGCCAGGCAGGGTTCACTTTAAGAACGCGAGCAAGGATGTAAGCCGTTTTGTTTCCTGGCTCGTTCGTTCCGTTGACGTAATGGCTTATGGAAGATTTACCTATGTTGCATCTGTCCGCGAGCTCCTGCTGCGAGAGGTTCATCCTGTCCATCGCGAGGCGTATTCTCTTTGCTGTCAGTTCATATTTCATGTCTTTTATCCCCGATATAATTTCAACTCTGAAACAATTATAACATAAAAGTTTAAAAATTTAAACAAAAAGTGTTGACATTTAAAGTTTAAAGGTTTAAACTACGAATTGTAGCCGAGAGGCAATACGGAAGAAAGGAGATTATCATGGGAGACGGATCAGATTTCAAGTATAACAAGCTACGAGCCAAGATCAAGGAAGTATATGGCACTGAAGGAAATTTTGCCGAGGCCCTCAATACTTCGCAGAACACTGTATCGAGAAGATTCAATGGAAAAACACAGTTTTCCGCAGATGATATCAAGCTATGGTGCAAGCTGCTGGGTATAGAATTAGAGGACTCCGGCAAATATTTTTTTGCCTAAAAAGTTTAAAGCGTGAAACTTGAAGGGAGATAAAACAATGAGGGCGTTAATGTTTCTGGCATGCATTCTTATCTATTACGGAATCATCGCAGTGCTCGTGAAGGACGCGATGGAACAGATCCGAGGAAGGAGAGGATATGGAAAGATCGAAAGGAAGCCGCCTCGCAGACGTTTCCATCTATAGACAGGATAAGGAAAAGCTCGAGAAGAAGGCGGAAGAGTTCGGGGAGACCATAGAGGTCATCATCTCATGGCTGGTCGAGGAGCATCTGGATGAATTGTAAGGGAACGCTGAAGGTAAAGGACATAGCGGACTTCATAGGCAAGAGCGAGGTTTTCGTTCGGGAGAGCATAAAGAACGGATCGCTGCCTATAGGAAGCTACACACAGAAAGGGGACAGAGCCAGCTTTTACATCTCTCCCAAGAGAGCGTACGAGTGGCTCGGGTACAGGAATGAAGAGGATAGCTGTTATAACGCTGATGCTTCTCCTGGCGATGCCGGTGAAGGCACAGGCTGAAGTAAGAAGGGGATGGGCCACGGCCTACTGTCTGACAGGGACCACGGCCAGCGGAACAGTAACTACGGAAAACAGAACAGTCGCAGGCAGGCGAGCGGACTTCGGAAAGACAGTGCATATATGGTTCGATGACGGAGACGGCCAGATCAAGACAGAGAATTACCTGGGAGCCTATGTGATAGAGGACACAGGCGGACGGCCGATAAGGGAAGGCAGAGTGCTCGACATATACATGCCGGACCGAGAGGCCTGCAGACAGTTCGGCGGAAGGAAGATCATTTATTTAATCGAAGGGTAGGTGGAAAGAATGGAAACAAGGTTAATGGATTTAGTAGGACAGTGGGGCCAGGTACAGGCGATGCTCGAGGATCCCGAGATGGACGAGCAGACGATCATGGACACTCTGGAAGGCATCGAGGGCGAGATCGAGATCAAGAGCAACGGATACGGCTCGGTCATCAGAAGCCTGGAATATGAGAAGGCCGCACTCAAGGGACGGAAAGATTATCTCAAGGGCATACTCGATGATATCAGCAAGGCAGAGAAGCATCTGGACTCGAGGATCGAGTGGATGAAGGCGAGGCTCATGGAAGCCATGATCGCTACAGGCAAGGACGAGGAAGGCATCCAGACGGACAAGTTCACGTTCAAGATCAAGAAGGCCGGCGGTCAGCAGAAGCTCGAGAAAACAGGGGAAGTGCCCGACAGTTTCAAGAAGATCATCTACGAGGATGACGATGCGAGGATAAGAGAATATCTCAAGGAGAATACATGCGAGTGGGCGAGACTTCTCCCGAGAACGAGATACCTGGACATAAAGGGGGTGTGACATATGGGTACAACATTGAGCAAGAACACGCCAGGCTTCGGATACAAGTACACAGAGCTCGCGGATATCAATACATATCTCGAAAGCCAGGGCATCACATATTATCAGTACACAGAGCTCATTGAAGGCAATGACTATATATACACTGTTCCGATCATAGACGGCAAGGAGCAGGCTCCGAGAAGAGGATGCAGGATCATAACCGCAACGATGTCGGGGAAGAGCAATCCGGCCCAGGAGCAGGGATCGGGCATCACATATGCGAGAAGGTACTCCCTTCTGATGGCGTTCGGACTGGCCACTGCGGATGACGATGCCGCATGCATGACGGAGAAAAAGGAAGAGAAGAAGGAAGAAAAGAAGGTTCAGAAGGAGAAGAAAGAGATGATCCCAGGATATCCAGAGAAGGAAGTGATGATCGAGGTCATCAAGAAGCATTATCCCGAAGGCTCCAAGCAGCTCGCGCAGCTTCTCGATCACTTTGACAAGGCTCCTTCGATAGAAGAGCTGAAGGAAGAGCAGATGGCGGCCATATACAACAAGTTCGGGGGCAGATGATGGATCTCACAGGAAGATTATGCGGAGTGTCTCTTGACTATATAACGAAGAAGCCGTGCATCAACTTTCTCGTGAACGAGAACATAGACGGAGTAGAGGCCTTCAATGACAAGGATCTGAAGATAAGGATCACGAAGGTCACGAGTCCGCGGAGCCTGGATGCGAACGCGTATTTCCATGTACTCTGCGACAATCTCCGGCAGAAGCTCGGAGTGTCTATGGCTCACATGAAGAACATGCTGATCACGTCATACGGCCAGATCGAATATCTGTCCGAGGGACAGGCGCTGATATACAAGACGAACGCTCCGCCGGACTACATACAGGAGCTCGAGGAAGCTCACATGAAGTTCATGAAACAGGGCGAGGACGGAGCCTACTGGTACAAGGTGTACAGAGGCTCGCATACATACAGTTCTGCCGAGATGCACATACTTCTCGAGGGAACAATACAGGAAGCAAAGGACCAGGGCATCGAGACCAAAACGCCGGACGAGCTGGCAAGGCTCGAGTCCTTATGGGAGCAAAGGGGGACACATGGACATACTTGATTATATTCCGTTCGGAACAGGAGTTACGCCGATAACAAGGGAAGCGCTCGTGAAGCTGACAGGCCTGGATGACAGGATGGTACGCCGGCTTATCGAAAAAGCAAAGAAGGAAGAGATCCCGATCATCAATCTCGGGGAAGGCTATTACATAGCGGACGATCCAGATGATCCAGAGCTCGAGGCATACATCCGCACGGAGAAGCACAGGGCGAGGGAGATACACAGAGGCCTCAAGGGGCATGTTAAGCTCCATCGGATGAACAAGGACCAGGAGACATTGAACATATGAACAGAAAGAGCTGCGTCATCTACGATTCCTGGGCAGATCAGATCATAAACCTTCCGCCCGAGATGGCAGGGGAATACACGCAGAAGATACTGCGGTACGCGATATACGGAGAAGAGGTCAGCTTCAGCGATCCGGCTCTGAACGCGATGTTCCTTTCGGTCAAGAAGAGGGTGGACGAGGATATCGATAAGTACCAGGCAAAGGTAGAACGAGTCAGAAACAATTCGGCACGAAGTCATAACGATATCGGAACGATATCAGAACGAGATGAGACTGAAAACGCCGGTGTTAATGTAAATGTAAATGTTAATGATAAAGATAAAAAGAAAAATACTAAAAAGAAAAGCCGGTCATTCCATGACTTCTCTGAACGGAAGATCAACTATACCGAGCTTGAATCAGAGGTAGACGATGGGAAGCCGCCGTAAGAACAAGAGCATACTGGCAGATGACAGCCTGGACAGATGTTTTGTCTGCGGAAGATACGGACGCATGGAAGAGCATCATCTGTTCGGGGGAAGCTGCAGAAGGAAGAGCGACAGTTTAGGACTCGTTGTCCATCTGTGCAGATACTGTCACGCAGAGGTCCATGACTCGAAAGATCATTCGCTGATGGGATATCTGCATCACAGAGGACAGACAGTGTACGAGGAGAAGATCGGCACTCGGGAAGAGTTCATCAAGGATTTCATTAGGAGCTATCTATGAAAGAGCCAAAACATACAATAGGCGATCTGTATCAGATGCAGAGCCTGCCGCTGAAGGCAAAAATAATCATGACACAACAGAGAATCCGCGGATGGTATGACCATTTCGATGGAGACGTCTATGTCAGTTTTTCAGGAGGCAAGGATTCGACGGTTCTCGTGGACATCATAACGAAGATGGGATATATGGACATTCCGCTTGTGTTCGTTGACACGGGCCTTGAATATCCTGAAATCCGTGAATTCGTAAAAGGCTATGGGGACAGAGTCACATGGCTCCGTCCGAAGATGACATTTAAACAAGTCATCGAGAAGTATGGTTATCCGTTCATAAGTAAAGAGGTTTCCTTTGCTCTCGATGGGGCAAAAAGGTTTCTTGAGAATAAGGAAAAATACAAGGATTGCAAGCCTTTAGCTGTTCAAAGGCCGGATGATGAATATAAACCATATGCGCTCCTACGTCTTGAAGGGCAGATCGGAAAAGCAAACAAAGAAAAAGGATATTCGCAGTTTAATTGTCAAAGATGGAGATTTATGCTTGACGCTCCGTTTCATTTCGGCTCGAAATGCTGTGACCAGATGAAAAAGAAACCGTTTAAGGAATATGAAAAAATGACGGGTTATAAACCTATCACGGCACAGATGGCATGTGAAAGCAGACTTCGTCTGAAAAATTGGCTTTTGCATGGATGCAACGCTTTTGAAGCGGCGAATGCCATCAGCAATCCGATGAGCTTCTGGACAGAGCAGGATGTTCTGCTCTACATCAAGGAAAACCATCTTCCGATCTGTTCGGTTTATGGAGAAATAGTGGAAGAGCTGGAGGGAACGGAAAACGTAGAGGGACAGATGACCATGTCGGACATATCCGGGTGGGAAGATATGGGATCGTTTGATGCGGACCGTCCTACATTAAAAACCACAGGATGCGACAGAACGGGATGCATGTTCTGCGGATTCGGATGTCACATGGAAAAAGGCGAGGGACGTTTCGAGAGAATGAAGCATACGCATCCGAAGCAGTACGAGTGGATCATGAAGCCGTGGAAGGACGGCGGACTCGGGTACAAGGAAGTCATTGACTGGATAAATGAGCACGGAGACATGAACATCAAGTATTGAGGGACAATATGGAAGGACAGATGACATTTGACGATTATCTGCGGAGTCCGGCGAAGGTCAAGAAGAAGATCAGACTGATAGAGCTCTTCGCAGGAGTCGGCTCCCAGGCGATGGCGCTCCGCAATATAGGCGCTGACTTCGAGCATCACAGGGTAGTGGAGTTCGACAAGTACGCGATGGCATCGTATAACGCGATACACGGAACGGACTTTGAGACATCGGACATCCGAGAAGTCACAGGAGCTGATCTCGGGATAACTGATACAGACATATACACATACATCATGACATATTCATTTCCATGCCAGGACTTGTCATTGGCAGGCAAGATGCGAGGGATGGAAGAAGGATCCGGCACGAGGTCGAGTCTCCTGTTCGAGGTAGGCAGGCTCCTGGATGAGTCGGAAGAGCTTCCGCAGATCCTTCTGATGGAGAATGTTCCGCAGGTCATCTCGAAGAAGAACGCGGCGGCATTCAGCACATGGACAGGGCGGCTCGAGGAAAAGGGATACAGGAATTACATCCAGATCCTCAATGCGAAAGATTACGGAGTAGCGCAGAGCCGGAACAGATGCTTCATGGTATCGGTCAAGGATGGGGCATACAGTTTTCCGAGGCCGGTTCCGCTCAAGAAGTGCATGAGGGACTATCTGGAAGATGAGGTCGATGAGAAGTTCTACATAAATTCAGAAAAAGCAAAAATGCTTATTGACAAGCTGATCATCGGCGGCAAAATCTTGACAGACAGACA